GTTCTTGTTGCCCGCCGTGAAGAACGCGGCGTTGTTCATGAACACGGTCCAGAACACGTCGTTGATCTTGAGGCCGCTGCCGCGCCCGAGCTTCTGCGGGACCGTGCTGATCGCGTTCATGTCGTCGTTGATCAGGTCGCGGCGGTCGATGCCCAGCATCAAGCCGTAGGTGTCGGCCTTGTTCGTGTACGTCTCATTCCCCAGCGTCCCGTGCTTCAGTTGCCCGCCCGGCGCGACCGGCTGGTACTGGTCTGTGCCCGTAAGCCTGAAGCTCGTCACGGCCTTAAAATCGCGGACTGAACGGACCGCACAGACTTGCCGCCACACTTTTTCGACGCTGAAGAATCCCTGGAGCAGGTACTTGTTGGCGATGTTGGACAGGATGCCGCCGATGTCCATCGTCGTGCCGCCCTCGGCCTTGACGAACGCGAACCGCAGCACATCTTCCGTGACCTTGGTGCCGCGCCCGGTGTACCCGTTGGCGTAGGCGGCCTCGATAATCAACTCGCCCAGGCCCAGCCCTTCGCGGGAGCGCTTGCTCGCGGCCTCCAGCACCTTCTCGTCGTACATCTTGACGATCTCGCCGTTGTCGGGGCTCGACAGCACGGCGGCGGCCTCCAGGACATCCGCATTCAGCGGGGCCTGGCTGCGCGAATGCACATCCGGGGCCTTGGGGCGCTCGGCCCGCAAGACCTCGCACTCGGCCTGGATCGGCTGCCAGCCCTCAGCGATGGCCTTGGCCTCGATTGTGCCGTGCCTGCCGCCGCAGAGCTTGCGGATGGCGTCGCATCGGTTCACTTCCAGGACCGCCTCGGCGCGGATCTCGACGGCCGACTTCTCCGGCTTGGCCGTGGACACCGGCGCCACCGGCGGCTTGGCCTTCTCCGCGTCGAACTGCGCCTGGAGCGTGGTCTTCTGCTCGTCGCTCACGGTCAAGGGGTCGTGCCCGTGGGCGGTAAGCCACTTCTCAAACTCTGTCATGGTCATATCTCCTGCGGCCGCAGCCGCTAGTTGTGCCGACGCGCTGGCGTCCGCGCCGATGCTGACAAAAGAACCCTCGCGCAGCGTGCCGGCCCGAACCACGTAGAGGGGACCGGCGAACTCGCGACCGTTGACGGTGACACTCTGGCCCTTGTCGATGGCCTCGACCTTTTCGACGCTGGTGCCGTTGCTGACTGGCCATCGGAACCCGTTGCGCCCGTGCGCGACGACCATCCCGGCCGGGCTCGCCGGGTCTTCGGCGTTGCCGGTGACAACCCCCTCGACGCGCACCCCCGCGGCGTCGATCTGGACGCGCGTGGACTGGCCGACGATCTGGGAGCGGTCGTGATTCAGCAGGACGGCGATGGGCTCGGCGGCTTTGAGCCCGCCCAGGTCCATCACCACCGGCCGGCCCCAGCCCAACTGCATCACGCCGCCCGAGTAGAGCATCATCGAGAACGTGGGCTGCCGGGCGGGCTGGCCGTCCGAGGCGGTCAACTGCAATTCGGCCGTGCCGGTGAGCGAAAGCTCGCTCCGCTGGGCGGCCGCCTGGAGGCTACGCCGCGTTTTTCTGTTTGGCCGCATTGGGCTTCTCCTCATTTCGCGGAACGGGCGGGGCCTCTTCGGGCTGAGCGACGGTGGGCATGGTCTGGGCCTGCGTGAGCCCCAACTCCTTGGCGAGGGCGACTTCCTTGGCCCGCTGGCGAAGCTCCGTCTCCCAATCCTTGCCCTGCTTGGCGTACTCGGCCGACAGCGTGGTCGTGTTGGAAGAGAGGCGCGTGGACGCGGCGTTGGCCAGGTCAATCGGGTTGCCCACGTCACGGCCGTCCCACATCCACTGGTGCGGCAACTCTTCGATACCGTTCAATTCCGGGTAGACCGTGGCGGCCTCGGCCATCCAAGCGTCGAGGATGCGGTCCAGGATGACGGCCTCGCAGTGCGTCTGATCGACCCGCAGGGAGCGGTAGTAGGTCTGATGGTCCAACTGCCCCGACGCGAAGTTGTAACTCGACGAATCGCAGGCGGCGACGTTGAACGGAAGGTTAAGGCAGCGCGCGATCTCCCCAAGGATTTCGCGCTTGAACATCGCGTATGTCGTCGCCGGCTGCTCGGCCTTGATCTGGTACGGCTCCCAGCCCTCGGGGGCGAAGACGGCCATGTTCCGCTCGAAGTCCATCACGGCCCCGTTGGGCACCTCGGCGGCGGCTTCGCCCGCCGGGGTCGTGGTCTTCATCACCAGCGCCTGGTCGGCGGCGATCTCGGCCGCGCCGAGCACCGCCAGCGTGAACCGCCGGAGCTGCGCGAAGAGGGGCAAGGCGGGCATGATGTCGGGCAGGCCCCGCGACTGGCCGGGACGGTCCACGCGATACCAGTGCAGGACCGATTCGGCGGGATACGGGTCAAAGAGCATCTGCCCGGTCGAAAGCATCGCGCCGGGGTGCATCCGCAGGACGTGGTAGGTGATTGGGTTCCCGTAGGAATCGAATACGATCCCATCGACCTGCTGCGGCGTCGGCAGGAACAGGTTGGGCGTCGCCACCTGGTCGGCCTCGATCAGCCGCAGGTCCAGCTTGACCGGGCTGGCGAGCTTCGGGTTCGTGGTGAGGATCGCGAATGCCTCCCCATCCTGCGCGCGTGCCATCCGCATCGTGCGGAGCTTGGCGCCCAGGTCCACGGCCCTGGCCCAGGCGGTGAATGCCTTCTCGACCACCCCATTGATGCTGTTGTCGTCTTCCCCGTCGCCCAGCAGAGATTGCAGGCGCGGGCCGGTGCCGATGACGTCGTTGGCGAGCGTCAGCACGATGCCCCGCGCGTAGGAGTTGTTGGCGACCTCGTAGCGCGAACGCATCCGCAAGGTGCGCCGGACGGCAGGCTGCTGGGCGGCATCGGCGCTCATCGCGTCGGCGTTGGCCCAATGCTTGTAGGATTCGGGGGTGTTGCGGGCGGCATCGTAAAACGCGCGGATCATCCGGGGCGTGAGGGGGGCGGCCTGCTGCTTCGCGCCGAAGAGTCTGCGAAGGATGCCCATTTAGACGGGGCTCCCGTGCGTGATCTTCGACCACAACAGCCCGCGCCCGGGCTTCTTCACCGCATCCTTGCCGGAGAGGTACTTGTCGGCCGCGATCTGCTCGCCCAGCGGATGCTGCTGGACGCTCGTGCCGTCGCCGGAGGCAGACGCCGGCCCGGAGGCGTTTTCGCGGATCGTGTTGTCGAGGTCTTCCGCCATCGGTAGCTCTCGCATCCGACAACCAGCCGCGCGAGCCAATAGAAAAAGGCCGTGCGAGGATGCGGCCCCGCATGGCCTTGGTTCTATGGCTTCGCCCCGGTGATCAAGCCGGTGCGTCGCGCGTTCTGGTTGTCTATGCCAAATCTACCTTACACACAGCGAACTGCAAGCGGATTTCGGGCAGAGGCGACAGATCATTACACCGGTAGACGTTTGGCGACTGCGCAAGCAAACGGGCGGCCCGGAAAGAGCCGCCCGCGTGAGTCTTCGTCGTCGCCTCTGGTATGGTGAGGTGTGTCTACTTCCGCCGACGGCGGATCATCGCCATCCCGCCAAGGGCCAGCAGCGACATGGTGGCGGGCTCGGGGACAACGGCCACCCATGCCTCCTGGGTCCCATTGTGTATTCCAGCACCAACGATTACGCTACCGTCTGACGACACATCGTATGGCCAAAGCTGCCACCCATCCAAGTTCAGACCTTTGCTTTCCAAAAGCAACTTCAGGTCCTGCATTCCCTCCGAAGCATCCCAAATGAAACCACCTTCACCACCCCAGGCCCCCTCCCCGAAGCCGACTATCACCGAACCATCTGCCGAGACCCCGGTCGCGTGGCCTTCGCCACCGAGTTCGACCGAACCCGTCTCCTTGGTCCAGCGGAACGGTCGCCGTCCATACCCGTACAAATTGGTTGGGAAGTAGGCATACCCGACGATCGTTGTACCGTCCGCTGACATCTTCACCGGATTCGTGCCGTTGTTACTCCCTCCTATAGGATCGCCAATCGCAATCGCTCCAGTTCCACCAGTCCAGACAAACCCACCGCCCGTTCTGAAGACTCCCGTAACGACAGCCCCATCTGAAGAACAGCTAGCGGCGCTGAACGTATTCGAGCCCAGTGTCTGTACGCCTGTGGCAGCCGTCCAACGTGTAGCTTCTGTGCCAAACGACGATGTTCCATAGCCGACAATGACTGAGCCGTCTGCACTGCTTCCTCTAGCCCATCCGGCAAAATCACCGCCCGACAAGTCCCCAAGCCCCTTCATTCCTTCGCTACTGGTCCATCGGAAGCCTTCGTAGCCCTGGCTCGTATATGCCATTCCGACTATGACTGCACCATTGCCAGAAGCACCAAGCGCGTAGTTGTTGCGAGAGCCATTCTGAAGATCGCCAAGGGACGTGATCGTGCCCTTTCGATCCCATGCGACTGCCTGCGTAGGTCCATTACTGTCACTGCGCCCCACGATGACCGACCCGTCGGCAGAGATTGCATATGCGACGCTGTCATTATTGCCCGGCAGAAAACCGAGAGGCTTGAAACTTGCCTGTGCCAAAGCGGCCGTGGTGGTGCCGAAGGACATGAACAGGACGGTCAAAGCCAGACGGATCATACGCGTGCGCACGTCGAACATGGAGGGGGCTCCTCAGGTTGAAGATCGGAACGTAGTCAGCTTGGCCGTGCGGCCTTGGGGAAAGTGCGAGTGAGCGGGAACGCACAGACCCCCGACTTGACCTTACCCGCCGCTTACCCAAAGCGGGAGTCGGAGCAGACAATATATTACCGCGCATCCCCGATCCATCAATAGGAAAACTCCACAAATATCACCACCAGCAGGCAGTTAGGGCGAACACCTGACCCCAGCCAATCCGCGAAGCACGCCGCCTACGCTCCCGCCCTCTCCCACGTCGTCATCCGCTTGCCGCAGTTTCGGCACTCGCGGCGACGGGCAATCCGGCCTCCCCGCGCAGGGCGGGTATAGATTACGTGGAAGTGCTTGCAGCCGCACCAGCGGCACTCAAGGCCAACGTCGGCTGGAGGCTGACCGGTCGGGGGTTCCTGGATGTTCGTTCCATTGGCCATGAGCTATCTCCTGATTAGGTCCGCCTGGGTGTACTTCTTCCGCGCCCGACGCGCCGGCTGCTCGTGCCCCGGTAGCAGGATGCCCTCCATCGAGGCCGCAACCGCACAGCCGGCCAGGCAATCCAGCCAGTGGTTGTCGGGCTTGCTGGGCAACTGCGTCCATTCGTGAACGGTTCGGCCGTGACCCTGCGTCGTCGTCCAGGTCTCGCTCGCGGCGACGTGCTGGGCGAAGAGTTCGTGATCGCGCCCCTGCCCGAAGATCGTCAGGCTGCCGGGCTCCCCGGCCGCCGTGAAGAGGGCGTTGTGGACCGTCGTCTTCCAGTAGTTCACGTCCGACGCCACGTGCGGGAACTCCGCCGTCTGGCGCACGCTTGGGATGTACCAGTGGTGGCCCATCGTCTCGCCGGGCCGGCGCGAGTAGCTGCTCATCGGCTTCGAGCCTGCCCGGATGCCGATGCCCTTGCATAGCATCATGGCCGACCCGCCGGCCTTGTGCTTGACGGCCGCCACGATGCCGGGCTTGTAGCCCATATCCACCAGCAAGCGGTCGATCCGCATCAAGCCCCCGCCCCGGCGGAAGTCCGTCGCCAGGTACGCCGAGACCAGCTTTTCCAGCCCCGCCTGAATGGCGCCGTCGGGCCCAACGCCGGGGAAGGTCCGCCCCAACGTCCTGCGGGCGCCGTCCAGCGCGAACATCCGATCCGACTGCTCGGGGAACGTCCCGTAATCGACCACGAATCCCGTGAAGTCCTCCTGCCAGCCGCACACGGCGTAGTAGAGCAGCCGGTTGTGAACGTCCGCGAACATCGTCAGCTTCGTGCAGGCCAGGGGCACCTCGCGGCAGGCCCGGCCGTTGGACTTGTCGCAGACCATCGGCACCGTGAGGACTTCGCTCCGCAGTTCCGCCGACTTCATGGGCTCGTTCTGGTACTCGGCCCAGAAAGCCCGCTCGTTGTCCAGCTTCAGGTTCATCGCGTGCTGGATCGCGGAGAGTTCGCCCCGCGACGCCAGATACCGCGCCGGCCAAGCCACCATCGACCCGGCGTCCATCTCTTCCCGGCGGGCCAAGTAGAACTCGGTGGCCTCGTGCCCGTCGCCGTCGGCGCGCAGCGATTCATCGCGGATGCGGGCATACTCGGCCCAGAGTTTCTCGCTGGAGGGGAAGCTGTAGACCAGCTTGGTCCGCTCCCCGTGCCAGGACGGGTTCTTTTGACGGTCCAGAAGCTGGTCGGCAAGGTCGCCGCCCTGGATCACCGTGCAAGGGATGATGATGGCCGTCCGCTGGCCCGGCCCGGCGAGGCCCTTGGTCGCCCCGTTGATGATCGACAGGCGCTCGGCGGTCTGTAGGAGCGAGTGGGCCGACTGGTCGGTCTGCGGGTCGTCGCACACCACCAGCGTCGGGCGGACTTGGCTGCCGTCGGCGCGAACGTGCAACGCGCCGCGGATGTTGCCCGTGATGCCCGACACGCGGATAATCGACCCGCTGCACCGGCTGCCGGGGATCGTCGGCATGACGAGTTCATCCACGCCCCAGCCGATCCGCGTGAGGACGCCGTAGTACCGCTGGCCCGTACAGCGCCGCGCCTCGCCCTCCAGACAGCGGATGGGGTAGATGGCCTCGGGGTAGTCTTCCAGCAGCAGGTCGTTGCCGATCAGGTGGCTCTTGATGTTCGCCAGCATGGAAAGGGCGGAATCCTGGGCGCTGGCGATCAGGAACACGAACTCGTGCTGCCCGGACAGGACCGCCCACAGCACGGCCACGAGGCACAGGGTCGTCTTGCCGCTGCCGCGCGGCATGGCCACGGCCAGCGTCTCGTGATACCGCACGACGCGCTCGATCTTGGCAATGACGCGGAGGTGGTCCTGGGACCATGCCAGCGTGAACAGGTGGGCGAAGTAGGTCTCGCAGAAGAACTTGAAGTCCCGATCCGCCCGGGTGCGCCGCTTGGCATCCTTCATCGACGGCCGCGGCGCGATGTCCTGCCCGGAGAGCGTGATGGCGGAGGACCGGGCGCGGGCGCGCTCCTTCGCCTCGCGGTACAACTCCGGCTTGGACGGTCTGCGCATCATGCCGATGCCTTCTTCGCCTTGGACGCCGGGCGCGGGATCTCTTCGAGGTGCTTCTCCGCCAGGTCCAGCAGCAGGCCGAAGGCCGTGGCCGTGTTCTTGACCCCGGCTTGGGCCTTGGCGATGGTCAGGGCGTCGAGCATCCGGTCATAATCAGCCCGGCGGTTGACCCAGGTGGCGTCGCCCATGGTCTGCTCCATCACCTTGTCAAAGAGCTTCTCCGCCCGCTCGACCTCTTCCGGCAGGAAGCAGACGGAGACCACGCGGTACTCTAGGTGGCTCTCCGACAGGGGATCGAGGTTCGGCGGGTTCATCCGGCCCAGCACTACGTCGTCCAGGCCGGAATACTCCTTCAGGGCCACGTCGTTGATCTCGTCGTACAGCTCGCGGAGGATCGCCATGTCGTCCTGTCCGGCGATGGCGTTGTGGCTGAGTTGGATGGCCACCTGTTGGGCGTGGGTCAACTCCTGGTCGGTGTAGAGGACGGGGATATCGGTGAGCCCGGCGTCCTGGGCTGCCTTCACGCGATGGTTGCCGGAGAGAATCTTGTACCGGTCGCCCTGCTTGATGGCGAAGGGAACGCTGGTCAGGCAGCCGTCGCGCCGGATGTTCTCCACCAACTGGCGATACTGCTCCGCCCGCATGAACCGGGCGTTCTTCTCCAGGAAGTCGCACTGCGCGATCGGCACGACCGCCATGCGGACGCTCGTGGGCGCGAGCTTGGCATTTACTGCTTCGAGTGATTGGCTATCCACCATTGGAATCCTTCCGCCAGGCTCCAGCGCCCAGCCTGCCCCAAGTAGTTGACCTTGCCCTCTCCGCGGCTGTGGACATCGAACAGGCCGCGATACTTCATGCTGGCCGGCTTGTCGGTGAACGCCGTGGTCCCGATGATCTTGATCCGCGCGCAAAGCCACTGCTCAAGATCGGCCTGGACCTCCTTGCTCGCCAGGCACGCCAGGATCAGCTTGCTGAGCCGTTTGTGCGGGCTGGGGCGGACGGCGAAGTCGGCCATGAGGTAGACATCGCAGGGCAAAGGGCCCCTCGGCTGACTGACGCCGAACGCGCCCACCAGCCGGCCGTCCGACAGGATGGCATAGCACCGCTCGGGGACCACGGGCATGATCTTCGGATTCAGGTACATGCTGCGGATCGCGTTCATCACCTTGCCCTCGATCCGCACGACCTGCGGCGGAACGATCACTTCGTCATTCCGCGGGGGCCAGGGGTTGACGCCCAGCGTCTGCCGGGCCGTCGCCAAGCGGGGCGGGGCCTGGTCGCAGTACATGAACACGGGCTTCGACGCCATCGAGGTCTGCACGGTGGCGACGTGCTGATGGCCCAGCGCGGGCTGCTCGACATCGGAAGAGATCATCCAGTGCCGGAAGGACCGCACCGTCTGGCTGAACCGCTCGAAGTCTTCGGGGCTGAAAAGCTGGTAGCTCGGGCGCGGCCAGTCGAACACCGCGTCGAGCTTCTTGAACAGGTGCTCGTACCCGCCCTTGTACGTCGGCGGAAAGCTGATGCAGACGGAATCCCTATCGGCGGCGCCGAGGAACTCGCGGCAGTCGCCGGCGGTGTAGCTGGCGATCTTGAACCCCGCCAGGGCCTTGGTGACGCGCTGGACCGTCTTGGCGTGAAGTGCCGGCCAGCGGCGGGCGTATTCCTCGCGCATCCGCCGGGCGTAGGCGTTGTCGCCCCCGACCTTGAGCATCTCACCTGTCAGCAGCAGCGTGGCGATTGTTGGCGGGCCGGGGTCCAGGTAGGGTTCGAGCCAGTGAAGGTCGGGCGCCTTGACTACGTAGCGATGCCGGGTGTTCGCCAGGTGCCAGCCCAGGGCGCACGAGTAGATGGACACGTCGTTGCTGTGGATCGCCCCGACGCCACAGCGGGCCAGGATGCGTTCGACGGTGAAGTTGCCGCAACAGGCAACGTAGACGCTCAGGCCCTTCCAGGAGCCCGCCGCCGTCTCCAGCACCGCTCGCATGTACCTGTTGATCGAACCGATGAACATATCCGCTTCCGTGCCTCCTACAGCGCCGCCCTGGCCGTGAGCCAGGTCCTGTCGCCTGGAGGGCGACCGTGCCCAGACACCGGCGGCGCGAAACTCAAAACAGCCCTGGCGGTCCAACCGCCGGCGCGGGGGCCGGCCGCTCCAGGTGGACCACCTCCGCCTGCCACAACGCGGCCAACCGCTCCGCGATGACCTTCCGGTGGCACACGTTCACGTCCCGGCAGCCGCACAGCAGCACCACCGGACGGCCGGAGGCGGTCAGTTCCCGCAGGCGCTTCTCGCCCGCGTCGAAGTCGGCGATCTGAATCTCCGCGAACGTGCCTTTGTAGTTCACGTTCCCGAAGGCTTTCAGCCAGATGTAGCCGTCGCCCATCCGCTCCCGCAGGGCGGAGGTATTGAAGGCCGGCGCCCACCGGGTCCGGGGGACCATCCGCACGTCCACGAGGACGGCGCCCAGTTCACGGACGGCCTTTTCCAGGTCGTCGGGCTTCCAACCGCTGTAGCCGATCGTGTAAATCGTCATCGCCCGCTCCTTCTCGGCGTTGCGCCGGTCGATGTCCCAATCGGAGGATTTGCTCATGGTGTCGCCCCTTCCCCGGCCGTTGCCATAAGTTCTTCGATCCGCTGGACCGCAAGGCGGGCGTGTTCCCGCAGGGGATACGCTTCGCTGGTCAGGCCCAGGGGCAGAAGATGCTCCCCGATGGCCGCCAGTTCTTCCGACGCTTCGCTGCCGGCGCTGTCGGCGTCCGAAAGGCGGGTAGGCCGGTAGAGGCCCGTGAGGCGATTGATCTCCCGCTGGACGTCCAGGGCCTTGGCAAGGTTGCCACCTTCACCGACGCGGATGCACCGGGAATACAGGTCATTCAGCCGCGTCATCGCCGTACCGAGAAGCTCATCCCGGTTGTACTCCGAGGCCAGGGTGAGCCGCTTGCGGGCCTCCGCGATGACGGCCTTGACCTCGGCGGGGTCCACATTGAGCTTGGCGATGCAGGCGGTTTCGAGGTCGGCGCCCACCAGGCCGCTGACCATCCACAAAAGCACCCGTTCGATGGCTGAATCATTCATCGTCACGGGTGCATTAGAACAGCTTATAGCTTCTCTGTCAAGTATTAGCTTTGGCAGTCTGTGAGCTTGAACTGCTTGCGCCACTGGACCAAGGCCCGGTGGTATTGCGAATGAACCGCCAGGACGTTCTTGCCTTGAAGGGCCGCAATCTGGGGGATGCTCTTGCCCTGGAGCACCAGCCGCATCAGGTCCGCGGCTTGCGGGTTGTGACCCTGAAGCCACGTGAGCATTGAGGAGATGTCCTCGCTTGCGTCCCGCTGCTCGATTTCCCGGCTGTCATCGCTGACCAGTGCGGAGGCCAAGCTGAACTTGCCTTCCCCGCCTTCATGGATGAACGTGGGCTTCTTCATCTTGCCGGCCATCGCGGCCTTGTAGTTCTTCTTCTTCAGGACGGCCATTTCATCCCGGCCCCGCGAAAGCGCCCAGCGGATATGGACGTTCGCGAACCCGGAGAAGTCGGCTGCCTTCGTGATGTCGTACTGCGTGGCGGCATTGACGAGGCCCAGGTTGGCATAGCCTTCCAGGTCGTCCTGGTCGAAGTTGCAGCCCCAGCGGAAGAACGCCGACTTGGCCATCCGCTTGGCCATCGGGAGGTTGTCCTCGATTGCCTGCTGGAAGTTGAACGATGCGGCGGGAACTTGAGATTCAACGGCGACTGCGGTAGCTTGTGCAAGGGTCATGGAAAGCGCACCTTTCTGTGATCCAGGCCGGCGTGGTGTTACTAGCACCGCGTCGGCCACTTGTTTTCCGGCCCGGACCATCCGGGTCAGACAAAGCCTGTTTCGTTTTCAACTTGCTGCCCGTAAGCCTCTACGCTTCCGGTACTTATGTGCTTCCTGATGATTTAAGTATATGATGGAACACGACTTATGACACCAAATAGCGGCCGCCACGAAAGAATAATTCATCGCTCTAAGCGTATAGAAGTGATTGCATTACAGCGACTTGCGGAATCAATGTACGCGAATTCCTACGATTTTACTCGCGTGTTTGCGGCGTAACGTCCGCTAGGGCCACGATTTCCGTAGCTTGCCAGAGCGGCTACCAGGGCTGGGCGGCCGCGTGGGTGCGGCAGGAATGGCGGGAATGTCAGGTTTCTGCAAGGGTAGAGCCCCAGGCAATGTTGACGCCTCCCTCAGAAGTCGTTTTGAGCCGCTAGGGCACGTGAATTCGTCGGGGAATTCGCATGTGCGCGCCCGCGATACTGACTTCTGAGGGAAGCGTCAATGTTGGCAAGGATCGCGTCGGAACTTCATAGCTGGCGGCAGATTCAAGTCTTGTCGCCGCCGCATTGATCACCGTATGATGGAGCCGTTGGCCGGCCCCACCGGGGAGACCTTCGCCAGACTGGACCAAAGGAGAACGTCGATGCCTGACCAGTTCAAACACTATTGGCCGCTGACAGAGGAGGAGAAGACGGAAGTCTGGGAGACTGGCGTCATCGTCCTCGACACGAATGTCTACCTGCACATCTATCGCTTTCCCCCTAAGGAGCGGGATCGACTGCTCCAGATACTCGGATCCCCAAAAGTCCAGAATCGGCTCTGGGTTCCCCACCAGGTGGCGGAGGAATTCTACCGCAATCGCCTGACAGTGATCGGCGAGCAAATAACAGCGGCAAAGAAACTTCTCGGCTCATCAGACAAGGTGATGACCGACTTCTTCGCATCCCTGGATGACACAATCCGCAAGCACCACCCACTGATCGACAGGGACGACTGGAAAGAATCCCTCGGAGCCACCATCGCAGCCCTCAAGACCAAGTATGAGGCTGCCAAGGCACTGTACCCCGTGTCAATGAACGAAGACCCCTTCCTAGAGCGCGTGCGAACCGTAATGGGTGGTCGGATTGGCGCACCCATGCCAGACGAAGAGATGAAAGCAATCCGAGAGGAAGCCAAGGAACGATTCGCCAAGGGCATTCCACCTGGATATGAGGACGCCAAGAAGGATGGCGATCGAGCGATGGGTGACCTGATCCTGTGGAAACAGGCGCTCAAGGAGATGGAGAAGCGGAAAGCACACCTTGTCCTGGTCGTGGATGACCGGAAAGAGGACTGGTGGCTCAAGAAACAAGGGGCACTTCTTGGTCCGCGCCCGGAACTGCGGAAGGAGTATCGTGAAAAGACCGGCAAGGACGTTGATTTCGCCACATCCGAGCGGTTCTTTGAGTGGGCAACCGTGTATCTGAACCTTGAATCCGCAGAAGCATTCCAGGAAGCGTTGGCGGAGGTGATGTCCCAGACAAATCTGTCGCGCGCGCTGAAGCTACATTCAGGATGGAAAGGGTACAACCTCGATCAACTGGGTTCTGATGTCCCCATTTCTCCTGCAAAAGACGACATCGCCACCTCAGAAACACCCGACCAGATGGCCGAGTGGTTTCTTGAAAATTACGAAGATCCATCCAACAGTGTCCCCTATGAGTCCGCCGAAGGCGGTTATCAATACATGAATGGTGGACCGTATTATGCTGCCGAGGTTCTCCGCGAGAACTTCCCGGATGCAGACGAGGCGTCAATCCAGAAGGCTGCTGCTGCGGTCAGCGAAGAAGGCGGTCCCGACTGGGTCCGCAGAGAAGATTATTAGCTAATTCCGAGGGGACACGACATGCTGAAGGGCACAAGGTCAAGAGCCAGATTCCGGCCGAGGCATCCGTGAGACATGGTCGACGCTACGCGGGCTGTCTTTCGCGAAAGAAAGATTAGTTTGGAGGGGAAGGTTTCCCCGTGAGGTGTTTCGCCTCTCGGGTCGGGCGGAGGACCCACGCTCTCTCACACCGGCCGACGCGCTCGCGCCCTTTGCGCCGGGGCGCGTCACTCGCCTCGCCACGCTCACCGCTCGCGCTCGATGAGCATGAATGTGCGTCACACGCCCGCAAGGCCACCCAGCGTGTCCTGCATGGCTCAGGGGCGATCATTGCTGGCCGCCCTCCACCTTGGCCGATGCCTTCACCATTGCCACGATGCCCGCCTTGAGGGCGTCCGGCAGGGACGGCCAAGCGTCCATGATCGCGACCAGATCGGCGGACATGGGCTCGGGCGATTCAGGACGGTTGTTGCCAGGTTGTGGTGACTGCGCGCTCATTGGCGCGCTATTCGGGCCATCGCAAGATTGCGTAAGTTCTTGCTGTGTTGCTGCTTGGTTGGTGAGCGTCTCCGGTCTTCTAAACCGCAGGTTTCGGGTTCGAGCCCCGACGGGCGCAGTCGTGACGGATAGTGCCGGTTGTTGACAAGTGCCGACAGGTGCAAGGAGTTGCAGCGTTTCCGATTGGCCGGCGTC